CTAGACCCGCAGGCTTACCTGAAAGACGTGATGGAGAAACTGCCGACACATCGCGCCTCAAACATTGGTGAGCTACTGCCGCACAATTGGCAGCCTTGATGTAAGGTGAGTTCGCCGGACGGTTACTTTTTTCCTCCACAACTCAATACCCAAAGCCGTCCTTGATGGAACATCGCAAGACGGGTACGTGCTTGCATCCTATCCGGCGCTAATCGATACCCAGGGATCGAAGTCCACCCATTAGCCGCACTTCTCTCTACACCCACATTATAGCTCCGCATAAATAATCACCCCCTAATTGGCGCTTACCCTATCCCGCAGCAGAGCATCGAGATCAGAAATAGTTATTAGCGTGTCTTCTAAACACGAAATCTCAAACATGCCCTGCTCCCTTGTAACGCGGCCAAATTCAACAGATTTATCAAGCGTCTTTTTCCGCCTTTGAATCTCTCGCCTTAATACTCGTTTTTGATCTGTAAATGTGTATTTCATGCCCCCTCCAGCCCCGCTCCACCGCGGGCTTTTTTACGCCCTTCATACCAATTTCCTCAGCTCGCGAACTGAGTATATCAAAAAATTTAGCAAATGCTTGACTTTATAATTTAGCGATTGCTAACATAACCCCATCGCAGCACACACCACGGAGTTAAGCGCCCGACCAAAGCAGCTTGTAAAAGTGTGTTGCGAAAAAGTTAACTCCCTAGGTACTTGGCCCAGACCATCGGGCCTTTTTAAAGAGTCAGAGTGATTATGAACCTAACAAACTTAATAGCATTAATGTTTGCAGCCGGCTCCGCTGGCAACGGTAAATCCATTCTTAAAGCCCCAGCGCGCCCACGAGTTAAAAAGCAGTGTTTGCAATGCGGAACCACCCATCAGCACAACAACGCTTGGTGCAGCGCTGAATGCTGCAAAGCGTATCGGGCAGAACGTACAGCAGCATAAAAATTTAAACATGGAGGTCGCCATGACCAACGCAGCAACGGAATACGGAATGCTAGTCGTGAATAAAGTTTGCGACAAATTGTTTGAAGACCACTTTAGCCGCCAAGAGCAGCTTGAAGAGCGTCACGACAAAACAGACCTCTACCCTCACCGCGCCAAGTCACGCAAGCCGACTATGGCGCGCACCATGACCGTCCACGTTGAGATTGAAGTAGACCTTGATATTGATGCGTCCTGGTCGAATGGCTTTCCCGGCAGCCAAGAAGAGCAGCCAGAACCGAAGGGTTATGAACTGCACGGTTTTACCGCCATGTATCGCGGCGCAGACGTTACCGATCTTGTCTCTGATGCTGATGTTCAAGAATTGATTAACGAGGTTGATTAATGAATATGCGAGAGCACGCAGCACTAAGGCGCCGCCATATTAGGGCAATACGGGGCAATGTTATTTATCTAAGACCGTGGCCGCGCAAAGTGAATCGAGCACCAAGCAGCCCTAGTGCGGCATGAGGCAAAAATGAAACCACTACTAATCGGTTTGTCACTACTCGCAGCATACACATACACGGCAACAGAAGATTTTAAGGAGCTACACCATGACAAGCACCCAGGCAGCGCAGCAAGCAGTGAGCGCGGACTTAGAGCAACCACAAAAATCATTACCCGCAGAGGCGCAGAAGCGGAGCTTGCGCGCGACTTCCGTAGAGCCGAGCAGCCTTATCGCTATCGCACTGGAGCAGGGTGCGGATATAGACAAGCTAACCAAGTTATTCGAGTTACAAACCCAGTGGGAAGCAAGCCAGGCACGCAAAGCCTTTAATGAATCGCTAGCCGCATTCAAAAGCAACCCGCCAACCATTGCAAAAAACAAGCACGTTTATTATCAGTCAAAAGACAAAAGCAAGCCTGCTACCGACTATTGGCACGCATCACTAGACCAGGTTGTGTCAGCCATTACACCAGCAATGAGTGAGCACGGTTTAGGGTTCCGCTGGCACACAAATCAGCGCGAAGGAATGATTCAAGTATCGTGCATTTTAAGTCACAAGCTTGGTCATCAAGAGACTGTTTCGCTTTTTGCGCACCCCGACCAATCAGGTGGTAAAAACGCCATACAAGCAGTGGGGTCAACAATCACCTACCTGCAGCGCTATACCCTATTATCTATCACCGGCCTTGCCGCTGGCGAGGATACCGATGGCGTAGCAACTTACGATCAAAATAGTGAGCCCGCACAAAATGAAGGCGGCCTACTGTTATCAGAAAACCAGATCCAAGAAGTAGAGAATCGCCTGAAATCGCTAAATGTGTCGGTGCAAAGCCTATCTAAAGTTACCGGCCTGCCATCAATTCAGCAAATACCGGCAAACGCTTACAACCGCGTAATGGCCTACCTGGATCGTCAGGAGGACGCGCGCCATGCGAATTAAGCCACCAATCACCGAGTTATGCGCTGCCCCACAGGGTAGCGTGCAGTGGCTAAACGACCGCGCCGGCGTCATTACCGGCAGCAAGTTTCATTTAGCAGTAAACAAACTGAAGGATGGAAGCGGATATAGGGCTGAGGCTATTAAGTACGCTCGCCAACTTGCGTTAGAGCGAATCATCGGCGGCCTACTGGACGACACCGAATACAAAACCGCTCATGCAGGGCGCGGTAACGATTTAGAAAATGACGCACGCACAGCGCATGAAGATTTAGCCGGCTGCATCGTTTTTGAAGCCGGGTTTATCCGCACACTGGACCGCAAGTTTGGTATTAGCGCAGACGGCCTTATTGGTACCGATGGTGGATCTGAATACAAGTGCTTCACAGATGCCGACAAGGTGATTGAAGTCATCGTAAACGGGTTAAGCGACGTGGTAACAGCGCAAGTGCAGGGTGCCATGTGGCTAACCGGTCGCAGCTGGTGGCATTTCGGCTTGTACCACCCAGGCTTAAAGAAAATTGGCCGCGATCTTAGTGTTATCGAGATTGAGCGCGACGAAGCGTACATCGATGAACTACGCACAGAACTGGTTATTTTCGACAACTACGTTGAGAGCATTAAGCAAGACATTCTCAATAGTCACCAAGCACCACTGAAATATCCAATGCACGAAGAGCCAGCACAACAACCATTAATCGAAGAAGAAATTGTATTTTAAGGAGCACGTCATGAACGAGATTAAAGTTAAGCACACGCCCGCCAGCATTGTAGCCAATATTGATGCGTTAAAAGCGGAACTAGCAGAACGGTTATCCCCTTTTAAAGGTTTGGTTTTAGACGCAAATCAAATTACCGAAGGTAAAAAGATTGTTGCCGACCTCAACAAAGAGAAAAAGACCATTTCAAGCCGCCGTTTAGAAATTATGCGCGCACACAAGCTGTCTGCAGAGCCGTTTGAAACCGGCATGAAAGAGCTTGAATCAATGTACGACGACGCCACCAAAGATATGAACGCGCAAATATCCGAGAGCGAGCAAAAGCGCAAAGCAGAAATTGCAGTAACGCTAAGCGAGGCGCTAAACAAGCAATGGGAAGCCCTTGGCGTGGAGCCGGAGTTTCGCACGGCGACCGTAGGCGACCTTGCGCTACTCGGATCGGCAACCGCCACAGGCAAACTAACAGCAAAAGCATCAGGTGAAGTGAAGAACCGCGCTAACGAAAACCGCGCGCTTCAAGACCGCACCAACATGCGCCTACTTAAACTTGAAAACCAAAGTTACCACGCTGGCTTGCACGCACCGCTTGCCCGCAACCACGTAGAAACATTCTTGTTTGCAGCTGATGACGTTTATCAATCAAACCTGGATCACATTATTGCCGCCGAGCTTGATCGTCAAAAGGCCACCGAAGAGAAGCTATCAAAGCGCAACGAAGAAGAAAATAAGCGCCGCGTAGACGCTGCAGTAAGCCAAGACCGTATTGAGCGCGAAGCTGAAAAGCCCGCCGCTTATGTTGCGCAACAACCAGCGCCGCATGAGCAGCCGCAATTTGAACAAACAATGGACGTGCAGCCCTCAACTCAGTCGGTGACGGTAACGTGCACCTTCCACCCAGACGTTCCGCCAACAGCATCCGACGAGCAGATTGCAAAAGCACTGCGCAACAAGTTAGAAGCGGCAGGTATTAAAACCTTGTCGTCAATCAAGATCACTCGCAACGAAAACCAAAACGCAGCATAAGGAAATAACCATGACACCCATACTCTTTTTCGACACAGAAACAACCGGCCTTCCTAAATGGAAAGAGCCAAGCGACTCACCTGAGCAGCCGCACCTTGTTCAATTGGCCGCAATACTGGCAGACCAGGATACGCAGAAAATAATCAGTAGCATGGATGTAATTATTCGCCCTGATGGCTGGGAAATCTCTGAGGAAATGACCGCAATACACGGCATATCTCAAGAGCACGCATTAACAGTCGGCATACCGGAAGCCTTGGCACTGGATATGTTTTTGAACTTATGGCGTGGCGGCGCCACCGCCGCACACAACAGCAACTTCGACCAACGAATTATTCGCATCGTGATTAAGCGCTACAACCAAAACGAGCTAATACAAGAAGCCTGGGCGGTTAAAGAAAACCACTTTTGCACCATGCGCGCAGCTCAAGCCGTTATAGGCGGTAAGGCGCCAAAGCTATCAGAAGCGTATGAGCACTTTACCGACAAAGTATTAGAGGGCGCACATAACGCGATGGTCGACACCACCGCTTGCATGGAAGTTTACTGGCAGTTAATGGGCGCAAAATACACGTTTTAAAATTTCGGCGGTGAAGCGTCTGAATGGTCAATGAGCACCGCTCGACCGAGATTTAAAGCGCTTCACCGCCACCCTACAAGGAATATGAAAATGCTTATCTTAACTAGACGTATCGGTGAAACATTAATGATTGGCGACGACACAGAAGTAACTGTGCTTGGCGTCAAGGGTAATCAAATTCGTTTGGGTGTTGCTGCGCCGAAAGACGTAGCGGTTCACCGAGAGGAAATTTATCAGCGCATTCAAAACGAGAAAACCAGCGAGGTAGTGCCAGCATGAGTACAAACGTAGAGCAGTTTATTGCAGAACTAGATGGCGGTGCATTTGAAGACAAACTTTCAAAGGTACTAAGCCATGTGGCAGCCGCAGTTGTGGACCACGGCAAAATGGGCTCAGTAAAACTTGAGTTTAAAGTTGGTCAAATCGGCAGCAGTCACCAGGTGCAAATCCAGCACACAATGAAGTATGAACACCCAACCACGCGCGGCGATATGTCTGAGTCTGAAAAAGGCACCACAGCGATGTATGTCGGCACCAAGGGCGCCATGTCATTCTTCCCTGAAAAGCAGGATCAATTCTTTGACCTGAAAGGCAATGTCGCCACTAACCCAAGCAACCAAGAGAGTAAGTAATGATGGATAACACAGCTATTCAAGAAATCCAAAAAGCCCACACAACGGAATCTCTAAATAGAGAATTAGTCGGCATGACGGCCATCAAAGAGCCGTTAATTGGCGTCCCCAATGATTTTAAAATTCAAAACCTTGAGCGCTACCTACCCACCCCCGTTCGCAAACGCGGCCGCATGGAAACGGATAGCATTAACGACTTTACTCAATTCGTTATCGACCACAAAAACGAACACAGCGCTTGCTTTGTTAATACAGAACTTATGTCCGCTAGCGCAATCCTTAATTACGGCAGCGTCAAAACCCCTGGACACTGTGATTTTGTATCATCACTCACTTTGACCAAAACGCCGGACTACATTGAGTTAATAAATATCAATGACACAAAAAAGACGCAGCGCGCTCTTGCAGAGTGGATTGAAGAATACAGCGATATTCTTTCGTTCTTTGATGCGAGTGATAATGAAATAACAATAGTGAAAGCAATTACTGCGGTTCGCAATGTGAAAGAAAACGCCAGCCAAGAAACAACAAGTTCAGTTGGCAACTTCAACGAATCACGCGGCGTACTAGCCAAAGCGAGCATGGAAACTGACAACTTGCCAGCATTTATCAAAGTCGACATCACCGCATACAACGACCTTTCACCAAGAGAGTTCATTACCCGCGTCAGCTACCATCGGGAAACCAGCACATTTTCCATGCGAGTAATACGGATCGATAAGCATAAAGAAGAAATGGCCAAAGAGTTCGCTGAATTAGTGCGCAACAAAATTACCGGCATAAATGTGTACATCGGTAAAGCCGCTCCAGCATCTTAAATTGAGCTATGGGGGCTTAGCCCCTTTTTCTACCAAAGCTAATATTTTGGAGTTCTAAAAATGGCCAAAGGTATAAACAAAGTAATTATCGTGGGCAACCTGGGCGAAGACCCAACCACCCGATATATGCCAAGCGGCGGCGCTGTAACAAATATCAGCGTAGCCACAAGTGAAAAATGGAAAGATAAAACCACCGGCCAACCGGTAGAAAAAACCGAATGGCATCGGATTATCTTTTTCAATCGCCTCGCGGAAGTCGCCGGCGAGTATTTAAAGAAAGGCAGCAAGGTTTATGTTGAGGGCTCATTGCGCACCCGCAAATGGCAGGATCAGGCTGGCGTCGATCGTTACACCACTGAGATTGTCGCTAGCGAAATGCAAATGCTAGACAGTAGAAGTGGCGGCGACCAAGGGGGCTATCAGCAGCCTCAACAACAAAGAGCGTCTAATCAGGCTCCACAGCAGCGACAGCAGCCTCAACAAAACCAAGCACCGCAACGAGGCGCGCCAGGCGATTCACCACACTCATACCAAAACCAAGCGCCAGCACCTAGTTATGGCGGCGGCGGTTTCGATGATTTTGACTCGGACATACCATTTTAAGGGGGATGTTTTTATGAAACTAACTCGCTGCAATAAATGCAAATTTGTTAAGCCCGAAGACTGCTTTTATACGGGCAATCAAGCCACTTGCAAGGACTGCGTAAAAAAGGCAGCCACAACAAGCCGAATGAGGCGAATAGATCAGTGCCGTGAATACGATCGGATAAGGGGCAACAGGCAAAGTGCGGAATACCTGGGCGCTTATCGGGCATCGTTTCCAGCTAAGTACAAGGCACATAACATGGTAAACAATGCGATTAGAGATAAGAAGTTGCTCAAGGATAATTGTGAGGTGTGCGGAGACGAGAATACACACGCGCACCACGATGATTATCTAAAACCCCTTTCAGTAAGGTGGCTTTGTGCAATGCACCATCGACACTGGCACGATCAAAATGGTGAGGCCAAAAACGCATCAGCCTCAGAGGATGAATTTCTTGAGGCGGTCGCGGAATTAAAGGCGGCATAAGTTAACTCCACTGGCCAGCGCATGGCCTGAACCGCTGGGGACGGCGGTAGTGGATCGGTGGCCGCACCGGATGCGTGGCGGTATTAACAAGTTTATGGCGGCTGTACGCGGTATCAGAGGTAGGTTCCGACAATGCCCGAGAATCGCTGTCGCTAAGTACGAGAAGTGGCATATGACACAACTCTATCGGCTTAGCACGGTAGCAAGTAGAAGATTCTGACTCGCTGGGTTCGATTCCCGGCCAGCCGCCACCCTACAACCGCCCCTTCACTGGGGCTTTGGCGGTAAGAGGCTTAATGCCATAGGAGAGAGAAGTGAAAGAACTAAAAGCACTACGAGAAGTTTACCGAGCTGGCACCGCCCTTCGTCAAACAGCGCCAGTGGATGACGACTTTCCACGAATGATGCACAGCTTTGATTGCGCTCTTATGGCCGCTAGCAAAGTGACGACCAGTGATGAAGGTTTAACGATTAACGGCACCGCTAAGGCCCAGTGTGAATGGGTAGAGCGCATGGGATGGCATAACAAAACCGTTTTGGAGGCGCTTGCGTTAATCGGTAGCGAAGTTGGCGAAGCGGTCAATGAATGCCGAATGGGAAAGCCTAGTGAAAAATTCGGTGAAGAATTGGCCGATATTATTCTGCGAACGCTAGACCTATCCGTAACAACTGGCGTGAACATCGAGCAGGCCATAATCGACAAAATGGCCCTAAATGAAACACGCGGCACGCGCGGCCGAGTAGTTTAGCGCCGAGGCGACGGAGGATTTATGCCAGACATGACAAAGCCTTATAGTTACATAGAAACAGAAATTGAGCGCTTGGATTACGCGGAGCAGGATGCTCGCCAAACAGCTGCCAATAAAAACTTTGAAGCGGATGTTTTCAAGCGGAACAGAATACAGCTAAAAATTGCGCTAGATAAGCAAAAGGAAGCCGACGAAGAACGACACAGCGCTATAGGAGAGTGAGATGCGACAAGAATTACGGCAAGACATAAAAGCGCTGCGTAACCAGATGGCGCGACTAGAAGAAAAGTGCAAAGAGCGTGAGGATAAGTTGGTAAAACTCATATTTGCTTTAGAGCCTTTTCTGAATGCTCTATCACCAGAGATGCACGAGAAGATACTGGAAGTCATGAAGGAGAGTGAGAGTGACCTTTAAACGCGAAAACAGATACTCGGTGATCAAGTGGAAAGATGCCGAAAAATACTTATCACCCGATGAGTTAGAGACGCTTGCTCTGATCGGCGCAAGCATCACGGCTAGCAGGCTGGCCGACGAAAAACCTGAACTCGAATGCGTTGTCGTCGAACAAGATTGGCCGGAATACGAATCAACCTGGCAAGCGATAAAAGATCGCATGGAGAGTGAGAGTGAGTGAATTAAATTTTGAGTCATTAATTGATGCTTATTGGTGCTTGGCTTACAAAGAGGGCGAGGAAGGCCGCACACATGACACTAAGAATGGTGATGCGCAGCGCGTTCTTTCCGATATTACTAGCTATGTGGGGCAGCTACGCCAGCAGCTAGCGAAAGCAAATAAGCAACTGGAAGGCGGGTTTGTCTTTTCTGTTGATGTTAACCCCGCGCCGGTAGTGCCGGAAGCTAAAAGCATATCCCACTTAATCGTATTGGAATTAATGCACAATCCCAGTTCGGATGCGGGTGTGATATGTGATGCGGCTGCGGCAAGAATAGTTGATTTGTTATCAGCAGCACAGGAGAAGGAGCCATTACTAAAACCCGCAGGGCATATACAAACGGGATGCTACTGCAAGCCGGGGCGATGCATGGCACCAGTAGTGATGGGCCGGCAGACAAAGTGCCTAGACCCAAATAAGGCAGCACAGGAGCAAGGGTGATGAGCGAATCAAAATACGAATTGGATATGGCTATTTCACAGAAAAGCGATGCTATTAGAGCAGCCGCAAAACTGGCAAACGCACTACGGGATATATACAACGATCTTGGAGAAATTCCGCAGATTAAATCGGCATTTACGAGCGTTGAAAATTTAGTTTCTGAGTACTCAGGGCTTGAGAATTATTAAGGCACATAACCCAACTATGCAGCGGTTTATCCGCTGCCATGAATTGTTATCTTTCGAGGTGAAGAATGGAATATAGCTTGATTGAAATTTTTGGGAAGTTGCCGGTTGAGCCGAAAGTATTTGCCACACTGGACCCAAAAATCAAGTGGCTTGGCAAGGCCGTAGAGGGTGAATCGTGGTGCGTAAGCTGTGGAACACTGGACCCGCAAACGCCTCGCTCGCATCACCCAGAATGCTGCTCATATATGGACGCTGACGAGTTTCCTGAATATAAAAACCCGCTAGGCGATTGCCCTGAGTGCAAATCGGATTATCTGAGTATAGATAGCAGCAGAGAAATGCAATGCAGTGTAATTTCTTGTGGGGATTGCGGGTATCAATATGGCGGTGAGGTGGATGAAGAAACGCTCACAGAGCAGTTTTTGGCACTAGGAAGATAACCCGCACGTTCACGCGGCATCGCGTGCAACTGATTGTTATACGGCTACTAACTACGGAGTGATTTATGAGCAAAGCAATTGATGATGTTGTAGCAGAACGCCAGCGGCAGATAGATTTCGAGGGGTGGACCGCTGACCATGACGACGAGCACGGAAATCGGGAAATGGCGCAGGCGGCAAGCGACTATGTATCCCATTATGTAGGCCGATCATGGTTAGCGGACCCTGATAGTGATTTGCGGAAAGCCTTCGGCGGATCGCTGGACCAATACCGGGCAGAAGAAGCCCCTGAAGACTGGCCGTGGGACGAAAGATGGTGGAAACCAAAAGACCCTCGCCGAGACCTTGTGCGAGCCGCCGCCCTTATTATAGCCGAGATTGAGCGGCTGGATAGAAAGGCCGTATAACGCTTGAGGTAACTGGCATGAGTGAAGAGAGCGCAGTGAACGAAATGAATGTCCGAGTTGACCGCCTTGTTATACCGCCGGAGGTGTTAGACCTTGTGCGGTTCATGTGCGCGACTTGGACAGATATTGATAAATGGGCATATGAAAATATGGATAGCGATGCAATGATGAAATACCCAGTAATACAGGGAACACGAAACCAGATCAATTTGCAGCGAATAGGCGAACAAGCCCACAACACCGCGAACATTCACAAGGCCGTTAAGTGGCTGATGGTAGAGGCTGTATAACACAGCATTATAAAGACCACACAAGGTAGGAGACCTAAAATCAATGGCTTATAGAGCATCAAAGAAAGCACGGAAGCTGTGGTCAGAGCGCAGTCACGCTGCCAAGGAGCGCAAGCGGCTGGCCCGTGCAACCGAGCCTCTGCCGCTACTTGAAGACGATCACATTACCATTGAGGTGCGTCGCAAGCTTACCGGCGAAATCGCTAAATTTGAGTTATTACCAGGCACTAGAATCGACAACTACAGCGTGTACTGCAACGACAAACATCTAGGCATTATGGGTATCACCAAAGTCTGTGACGGCATCCGCAAAGCCCTGCCACGGCTGCAAGCATACTACGAATAATGAGAAGAGGACTCACATGCACATCGAAACAAGCGTTGTGTATGTCTTAACATCCGTGGTGGCTAGCATTTTTTCACCACCGTTAAATTTTGCTATAAACGTGACTTCCTTTTTCTTGCCACCCAACAGCAAGCCCGCCAACAGACCAACAGGCCCAAGAATTACAGCGCCAGCGACACCCCAGCCCACCGTGCCGACTATTCTCTTTACCGATTCTTCAGTCGCAATATCGATCTCAGAAATGTTTGATAACGGCACCTTGTCACGATTAAGCAGTCCCTGCCCTTTCTTTGCCGGCAGCGCAATAGAGGCGCCCTGCAGCGCGGCCTTGCCATCACCAAAGTCGCTAACGTGAATCGTAATGGTACCCATCGGCATAATCCCTTATGTGTCGGCCTGATCACCGATTATACTTTTTATCCACGGCCACGCCGCATATTTGTCACCACGCCCCTGCAAATGGGTATAACGCCGCAGCGAATTCCAGTCTCGATGCCCCGATACGCTCGCAACACGGGGAATATCCCACTCCATTTCAAACAACCGACTTACACCCTCATGCCGAAGATCATGAAAATGCAAATCCTCGATCGCTAAAAAACTGGTTACTCGAGTAAAACTGGCCGACACCGACTTACCGTTGTACGGGAATATACGCTCATCATCTTTGGGCATGGTCTCAATAATCGCCACCGCCTCATCTGGCAACGAACACCACACATCATTACCCGCCGTTTGCCCGGGGTTTTTCATATCCCGAACCAACACCCGCTTATGATCCTTATCAAAATCAGCCCACCGAATCCGGCAAATTTCATCCTGCCGGCGAGTCGAGTAAATCGCAAAGGGTATCAACTTCAGCATTGGGATCTCAGACCGAGTGCGCTTTACCATGTCGCTATAATGCGTAAACAGCAATGCTAGCTCATCCAAAGAAGGCCTACGGCTACGCTCAGCGCTCTTTCTAATCAACCCCAAGCGACGCATTACCTTGCGCGCAGCCACCAGCTCTTGTGGATCTATATCGTAATCCCACGCCGCTTTAGCAACAGAAACCACAGCCCCTAAATGCTGCAAATCGTTGTTGACCGTTTGAGGCAACACAGCCCCACCCTCTTTCGACAACCGCCACTGGGCATACTCAACCAACTTCTGACTAGTAAGCTCTACGTCCAGCAAAGCACCAAGCCACGTCTCAGCGATCGCATTCAACGTATCGCGCTTAGTCCTACCCAAAGGGCGAACCGCACCGTAGTCGCGCTTATAGTGCTTGATCACCTCCTTAATCGTAACCGACTTACGATTCATACGATCCAACGCACCAGGCATGGCAAGCTCAGCTTCCCGCTTCTTCATCCACGCCGTCGCCACGGCCTTACGCGCGAACGTCTCACTTTCTTGATAAACTATCTCGCCTTTACGACGGATACGAATCTGCGCGGTATAACTTACCGAACCATCTTTCTTATTCCTTGGCGTAATCGTGCCCAT